GGACGGACGGGGGTGATTTTAGTTGCGGCCCCTCCCCCAAACCGCGCAGTAATTTAAAGGTGCGTACGCATTGCGTGCATCACTATCTACCAAGCCTTGACCGTGCTATATTGACGCACCCGTCATACCAAAGGTCACCATGAGCCTCAGCAATGCCTCCATGTTGCGCACAATCTCCGAGGACCGCGCCCTCGGGGCCAACCTTCTGTTCGCGCACAAGCACAAAAATATCAGTCCCGACTTCCACATCAGAATCATGGACCTGTGGAGGTCAGCCGACGACCTTGTGGTGATCGAGGCCTTCCGGGAGGGTGCCAAAACCACTTTGTCCGAGGAATTTATGCTCATGGAGGCGGCATTTGCCAACTTCAAATATGCGCTGATCTTTGGTGAGACATACACCAAGGCCTGCCAGCGGATTGAGGCCATAAAGCACGAGGTCGCAACTAATGACCGCATCCACGGCCTGTTCGGACAACTCAAGGGTGCGGTGTGGAGCGAGAACAAAATACTGCTCAAAAATGGCGTGCTGATCGAGGCTCACGGCTGGGAGGAGGAGATACGGGGTTACAAGCACCGCGACATGCGCCCCGACCGCGCCTACCTCGATGACATTGAAAATGCCGCGATGGTCCGTGATACGCAGACTGTGGACACCAACTGGAAAAAGATTCACCTGCAACTCATCCCGGCGATGGACAAAGAGGGCAAGGTCCGCATGACTGGCACGCCCCTCGCTGACGACTGCCTCATTCGGCGCGCCAGCAACTCCAAAAATTGGACCTCGGGCAAGTTCCCAATCTGCAATGGCGACATTGACGACCCGCAGGCCGAGAGCTTGTGGCCCGACCGATACCCGATGGATTGGATACGAAAAAAGCGCGACCACTTTGCGGCCGAGGGGATGCTGCGCGAGTTCAATCAGGAATACATGCTGATCGCCACCGGTTCACAGGGCAAGCCCTTCACCGAGGAGATGCTGCGCTTCCAAGATGTGGCACCCACAAGCTACGCGCCACGCAAGGTCATACTCGACCCGGCCCGTACCGTCGAGGTCAAAAAGTCTGACCAGACCGGCCACGTCACAGTAAGCCAAATGGGCACCCGTATTTTTGTGCACCAGAGCGGGGGTGAGTATTGGCAGCCCGACGAGATAGTGGCCGGGGCATTCGCCATGTCCAAGCGGCATGATGACGCGGAGGTGGTCATCGAGAAAAACTCGCTCGACGACTGGCTGCTGCAACCCATCCGGGCCATGTCCCTGATGACCGGGCAGCACCTCGACCTCAAGGCCGTCAACGCACCGCAGGACCGGGACAAGGCATCGTTCATCATGGGGTTGCGCCCATTTTTCATGGCCGGTGACATAATTCTCGTAGGCGGTCGCGCGGCGCACAGCCAACTTGTCTCCCAAATTCTCAACTTCCCCTCTGGCAAGCGAGACATTCTCAATGCGCTGGCCTACGTGCTGCGCGTGTTCGCAGGCGTGGCCGTGTACCCGGATTTTGGGGAGGAAAATGTTTGCAGCGGCTACTCACCCAACCGCCGCGAGCAATTGCTGCTCGGCGTCAACGCCACCGGTACCGAGACAACCGCTGTGCTGGTATCGTGCGATGGCCGCAATATGACCGTGCTGGCTGATTGGGTCAGCCCACTCATGCCCAACGACGCGGTGCCGGACATTGTGCAACTCATCCGCGCCGTGTACCCCAACCGCCAGGTAACAGCTTGGGTACCAGCCGATGTATTTGACCAAGTGGGGCGCAACCCGCTGCTGGCCGCCCTCAAGTCCGCAGGCCTCAAAGCCAACCGGGGCGAGAATGCGGTCATGAGCCGGGGTGCCCTGAGTCCATCCATCCGCACGGGAATGATGGGACGGCGAATGCTGCTTGTGGACGACAACGCGCGCGCCACGCTCAACGCATTTATGGGCGGGTACCACTGGCCGGTCAAATCCGGCGGTGAGCGTGGCTCTGAGCCAACCCGCAACTCAGCACGCACGCTGCTGGAAGCCTTGGAGACATTGACACTGGCGTTGTCCAAGCCCAATAATGAGTCCCTGTCCATGCGTGCGAACGCGGTAAACTCCACAGGCACGCCCTTTTTATCCGCACTTCCCAAGAGGTAACGCCATGCTCCCAAAGACCCAGCCCCGCCCCAAAGCCCCCATGAAAGAGGGCAGCAAAAAGCAAACCGCGCCGGTCACCAAGCCGCGCGAGCGCACCAGTGGCAACGCAATGATGCGCAAAAAAGGTTAAGTCATGGCAAAGCGCGCGCCCAAAGACAAAGCCCCCGAGGCGGACAAACCCAAGGCCGACAAGCTGGAGAATTGGGCAAGCAAACCTGACTCTGACATTTATGTGAAGTGTGAGGAGATGTACCCCACGTTGCTAAAGGGATACCAGAACCGGGAGGAGGCAGATGAGGCCATCGAAGAATACTGGAGCATCTTCAACGCCTCGCCTGACGACAACCAAATCTACGTTGGCAACTCCAAGTGCTACCTACCGGTGGTACGAGATGCTATTGTGGCTCGTTCAAAACGGGCACTCAAACAGCTATTCCCCTCCAAGTACAAGCACGTCGAGGCAGTTGGAAGTGACGGGCAAAACCCACAGCCCCAACTCGCTCTCCTAGAGCACTACATCCGCAAGACCAAACTTCGGTCCATCGTGCGCTCCGTGCTCATGGCCGGTGACGTGACCGGTCAGTGGAACGTGTACGTTGACTGGCAAAAGACCTCCCGCAACGTATCCAATATGGTCAAGCGCAACCCCATCGTCGCGGACGTTGAGGGCTCCGAGCTTGAGATTGAGGACGTTACCGAGGAAGTCGATGAGATGGAGGACGAGGAGGTCATCGAGGAAGGCCCGGACGTGGTGGACTTTGCCACCGAGGACTTCATTGTGGTGCCGCCCACCTGCACCAACCTCGACAAGGCCGACATTTCCTGCCTCAAGTTGCGCATGTCCAAAGACCAGATCAAGGGGCTCATTGACGAGGGCATCTTTGTGCTCGACGAGGAGTCCGACATTGGTGCGTGGGTCGCTGACCGCAAGGGCAAGGAAAAAGTCGTGCCCGACAAAAAGCGCACGTCCGACGCTGGCATTAAGACCGAGGGCACGCTCAAGTACGCCCTGATTTATTGGGCTCAGGCCTACATGAAGCCTGACAAAGACAAGCCCAAGTGCCTGATGGACATTTACTTTGCCGGTGACAAAGACATTATCGGCATCGTCAAGGCACCCGCTTGGGGCCAAAAACGCAGTGTCATTTCCGCACCGGTTGACCGCGTGGCCGGGAGCTTCAACGGCATCTCCAAGATCGAGGGCGTCAAGCGCCTCCAGTGGAATTTGAACGACTTTTGGAACATGGGCCAAGACTCAGCCATGTACTCCCTGCTGCCGGTGGTGATGACCGACCCGGAGAAAAACCCCAACTACGCCATGATGGTGCTTGGGCTGGCCGCCGTGTGGCCCGTGGACCCCAAGAGCACGCAATTCCAGAGCTTCCCCGCCCTGTGGAAAGACGCGGCCGGGATGTGCGAGAACATCAAGCAGCAAATCCACCAGTCGCTTGACGTAAACGAGATGATGATGGGGGCCATGCCAAAGGGCCGCAAAAACAGCGCCGCGATGGGTGCCCAGCAGCAAGAGCAATCCGTGGCTGTGATCGACCATGCCGAACGCTTTGAGGACGAGATTCTCAACCCTCTCATGGAGCGTTTCTTTGAGTACGACGCGCAGTACCGGGACGAGGAATTGACGGTTGTGTCCCAAGGCGACATTGGGGTCAAGGCCTCCATGCAGAAGATACCGCGCCAGCAATGGGGTGAGCGGTATTTCTTCCAGTGGACCGGCACGGCATTCACAATGAACCTCAACCGGATGCAACAGCAGATTGCATTCATGAACGTGTTGCGCGGCATTCCGCCCCAGCAACTTAACGGCCGCCGCCTCGACATTACCCCCATCTTGGAGAACATGTGCGAGAACGTGTTTGGTGCCGAGTTGGCTGGGCGCGTGCTCATTGACGACCGCAACAAGTACAGCGTGCCGCCACAGATCGAGGACGAGATGTTGCTAAACGGCATCATGGTCGAGGTGCACGAGGGTGACGACGACGCGCAGCACATCCAGCAGCACCAGCAGTCCGGCCAGCAGTCCGGCGACCCAACCGGCCTCATCCGCACCCACATCCAGAACCACATGAAGGCGATGGAAATCAAGCGGCAGAAGGCCATGCCGCCACCTCCCCCGCAAGGCCAACCCGGCGTACCTGGCGGTGCAGGCCCCGGCGTGCCCG